TCTTAATGTCAAACAGATATAAGTTCCATGTGGAACTTGCATCATATTCTTGTGAAGATGCAGAACCACTTTGTAAATCTATATTTCTTAATCTTGCAAAACCAATCTTTCCACTTGTTGGTTCTGTTCCGTCACTTGAAATTGTTGAATCCCATAGTGTGACTTCTTTGAAAGGTATAATACTTGCATCACCAGTTTCATTACCAAACTCGGGTAATGAGTGTACGTTTGTAATTCTTAATTTGTTTCCTATTCTAACTGGTGTGTTTGTGTTATCTAATGATACTGTTGACCTCGCCTTACTGATAGTTATTGGTGTTGTTCCAATCTTATCTATCTCGTATCCTTTTACATATGCTTTACCAGGCGATATTTGCATGACAAACTTATCTACATTTCCACCGTTTGTTGCAGTGTAGTATCCTCTGTTTGTAGTATCGTCTAAGTGTTCTCTTAAACTATGTGTAAATTGTCTTACAACAAAATCACCGTTTGCATCGAATGTTCTTCTTGCAAGTGTGTTTTCTATTTCATTGTATATCGGTCTTGTAATTTTTAATTCAATAATACCCTTATTTACTCTGACTAGTTCTATGAAATCTGTATCGTTTGTAGTGTCAAGTGTAAACTTAGATAATGTAAAATCTAATTTAAGTCTATCTGCACCAGCAGCGTTTTCGTTTGTAGTACCTGAAGAGTTGTCTAGTAAAGATGTATCATCTGCAGAAGATAAAAGACTTTCTGTAATGTTAAGACCTACTCTATAAGTTGGTTTACCTGAATACTTTTCTAAAATTAATGTTTGTGCATCAACCTTACAAAAGAATCCTCTTGCAAAGACTACACCTTCTGATATACTTGCAATAGAGGAACGACCAATCGGACTATCTGTTTTTGGTTTTACCGTAAATTCATTTGCATTTGCAGAGTTTACAGTCACTGTACCATCTTCACCTAGTGTACATTCTTGTAATTCTTCACCTGAATAGAATACTATTGAGTTAAACTCATCTGTACCTTGTGAGTGGAATTTTACAAATAAAGTGATAGGGTCATCTGATGTTTCTGCACTTGACTCAAAAACTTTACCTACAACACCTGAAGACTTACCTCTTAAGAATTTACCATGAAAAGAAGTTCGGTAATCTTCAACACTTGCATCACCACCTGAATTAGGGTTTGCAGAATCTACCTTCACATAAAATATATCTAAATCTACATCTGACTCTGCACCAGTGACTAAAGAACCTTCTTCAAACATATGTGAACCAAATCTTTCGATTTGATTCTGTAATATAGATTGAGATTGAGTTAATTCTCTAGACTGTAAAGGACGACCTGCTCTAAAAAGAACTTTTTGGAACTTCTTATCTTCGGAGAAGTCATCGTAATATGGTGCTATATTTAAATCAGTTTTTTCTGGCATATTCCTTAACCTGTTGTGGGGACACTAAGTCCCCATAAATTACATTTCAATAATTAATTTGATGTCTTCTATTTGGTCTGCAGCTCTAGTCACAGCACCTCTGTTTTCAATGTAGAGGATATTACCTGTAAATCTTTCAACTTCAGGGAATGCAGAATCCAATGAATCTGCATTACCAATTACTGCACCATTCTTATAAACAGTATCATCTTGTGCAAAGTTTACATATCCACCTTCACTATTTGCGATTGGTTGATGTGATACAACTGAACCATTGATAGATACTATTCTTGATACTGCAACTCCATTACCGTCTGAAGATGCATTTAGAATGATATCGTCTACTGATAAACCTGATACACTTGATAAAGTCATTTTATAGTATGCACCAAGTGTTGTTGCAGTTGCAACTGTTGTTGTTCCTGCAGTGAAAGGGTCTTGTAATAGACCGATTCTTCTGAAATCGTTATCTGTTGGGAAGTCACCTGAACCTTCGTTGAACTCAAATCTTGAGTTTACGATGATATAGTTTCCACCTAGTTCTTCAACTGGGTCTGCACCATGTCCGTTCATAGGTGAAATGATTGGTGTTAATACTGCACTTGAACCACTTCCAATTCCTGATATACTTGCAACGTCAATAGATGCACGGTTATAACCTGAACCGTATGCAGATGTAGTCACTGCAACAGAAGTAATTGCACCACCAGCACCAACAGTCACTGAACAAGTTGCACTTGAACCGTCACCATCGATAGGTACTGCAGTATATGTTCCAGGCGTATAACCTGAACCACCGTTATCTACTCTTACGTGGTAGATTGCACCTGCAGTTGCAGAGTTTTCTACATCCCACAATGAAGATGAATCGTTATCTGCACTTGAACCTAACTGACCGTTAGTTCCAGTACCTGCAACAGCAGTTTTTGCACCCAATGTTTTAACTGGGATGAAGTCTGAGGTCACATACTTAATAGTATCTGCAGCTGATACAGTGTACATGTATTTCCAAATATATCCTTGAGCAGCACCAGTGTCTGAGGTATACACTAGGTCTGTTGCACTTGTTCCAGTTGGTTTAACAGTTGATGCAACAACTGAACCTGAAGAATTTCTTCCAGTTCTGATACATTTGTATACATTATAGTCATCTGTTAAAACAAAAAACTTAGCACTAAACAAATTGTTTGCAGAAGTGCCTGGACTTACATTAGATGAACTGTAATCGTGTGCATATTCATCATAGTTAGTTCCTGTTGTCCAGTCATATCTTGTTAATGCATGAGAAACGTCTGCAGTAGACACTTTCTTCATAGAAAGCATGTCTGAAAATGCATCCATTTCCTCACTTGTTCCGTTTACAGGAACAGGTGGAGACGTATCATCCGTCCAAGGATGTGAACGTCCTATAAAAATATATGTTGATGAAGCGGTTTCACCAAAGTCCTCTTTAAATTGTTTCGCATTGTGTGTTCGAAACTTTTCCGTTATAATTGCTGCCATTTTAAGTATCTCCTCAGATATTTATATACTATTTATAACATTATGCAGACTTTACGTATGCACTATATGTAATATTTGTTCTTTTTAACTCCCTTTGTTTAAATTCAGGAATCCATAGGTTAGGATAGTAATCATTTAAATCACTAATTCGTAAACCTTCGGGTTCGGATTCTTCACTTAGAATGTTTCCATAACCATCTTCTAACATAATATCATCCTCATCTGTTTCATCTTTGAGGTAATATGATATTTTGTAAGTTCTTTGACCTGTAATTGTATTTAGGGATTTGAAATTTGTTCCAAAAGATGCAAAAGTATATGGAGTATGACCTGTATCAGATGAATTTTCATCTAGTATTCCGTGTCCCTCTTCATCTACGATTCTAGTTCCATCTTCCATATAGAAAAATTTATCATTGTAGTCGGGTGTTCTTTCTGATAAGAAGTATAATACTTCATCTTGCACTGTTTCTGATTCTAATCTTAACAGGTATTCACCATCTTCTGACAAGATTCTATCTCCAAACTCTCCTTTTACTTCTGCAAACTCTCTTTCTTCAAATCTAATTAAACATGCAGGGTCTTCTAATTGTATTCTATCACCATTTTCCATTATGAGAACTTCTTCACTTGGTTGGAACATATCTATAAGTTTGCCTTGGTCTGCAGCTACAAATTTTCTATTATGATAATCTAAAGTAATTTGATTATCCATTAAGTTTACTGAACCTACAGAACGAACAACACCTCTTACGTTATCGACTCTAAGTGAAGGTATAGATTTATTTACAATCTTCAGAATATTCATGTGTCGGTTTCTCATTTTTGAGTCACCGTATTCTGTATCGGGTTCTGTAATTGAACCACCAGTTCTAGGGTCTGTATTATATGTTGGTTGACCCGCTTCATCTAATGTTAATAGACCAATACCACCTTCAGGCCCCGTTGCAGTCATGTCTGCATGGAGTAAGTATGTTCTTAATGAGTTTGCGAATGCATTCGATACAGAAAGAACAGGTTCCATTACCATAATAATTGTTGGTTGGAACTTAGAAGTTCTTGTTTGACCACTGATAGAATTTTCTAGTGCAACCTCACCAAAGAATATGTGTCCTGCAGGATGTAATAAGTCCTTGACAACTGACCTATATTTGTTTATACTTTCACCAACTTTAATTACATATGAATGTGTTTGATAATATCTACTATCTTGTAAATTAGATGCAGCTGCGTTTACGTGTCCTTTGTCGGTCACAAATTGTTCTTGTATAATACCTTCACCACCAAACTTACCTCTTGCATTATAAGGATTAGACCTTAATATAGTAAACTGGTCGGTGTTTTGGTAAGTGACAACTTCGTTTATTAGAAAGTGTCCGTCTAAATTTGTATATTTTAATATGTGTCTATCTGCATCATAGTCAACTACTTCTGCAGTTGTTCCTGATGCTTGACCTGTAATTACAACACCTTTGTTCAATGTATTTGTTGGTGTGGTAATTAACATAGGGAATACAGAAGAGTTTGATACAACTGAATCTGAAGTGTAGTCCTTACCTTGTTCTATAATGTTAATTGATTTTACACCACCTATCTCGTCTGAGAAACAGAATATTTTACCACCCGTTCCACTTGATACACTTGCTTGTGTGTTTGCACGTGCAGTGAGAGATGTTCCACCATTAATCGTTTCACCGTTTTGGAATGCACCTGTATCGGTTGATAGTCTTTTAACAACTAGTCTTTTCTTGTCTTCTTCTATACGTACAATAGTTGCAGTTGCATTTGATATACCACCAGTCACAACTTCATCTTCTACAAAACCAGTAAGGTTATCAAAGTAGATATATCCGCCTGGGAATGCAGTTGGTACTGATTGATAACCTGCACCACCACTTAATATCTTTATACTTCTAATATTACCAACGGTAGTCTCTAAGTTTATCTCTTCTCCACTTTCATATAACAACTGATTAAACTCAGTATACATGTCAACTCTCTGACCAGCAGTAAGTGGAGTAGTGAATACAACTCTATCATTTTTGTGTGAATAGTCGTGTGTAGTGTAAGAAGTGTTTGGTGTCTGTAATACGTCATCAACAAATACTTTAAGTGTGTTATCATTAAATATGATTAGATTACCATTATCATCTCTAACACCTGGCCCACCTACTAAAGTTTGACCTGCAGTTGCAGTGACTTCATAGTGTCCAAATGTAGAACCACCTTCGAGTAATACCTCATCTCCTACTGAACCGATTACTGCTTCTGCACCACCACCTTGTGTACCTGCATTTTCAAATACAATTAGGTCTCCACCTTCATAGTCTTGACCACCTTCTTCAATGTAGATATGTGTAATACCACCCTTAGATAAACCGTCAACTCTTGCTTGACATTCTGATGCATCCGTGTTATTCTTACTACCTGAGAATAGAATCTTATCGTTAAAAGAGTATAATGAACCTAGTGAAGATTCTTCTAATAATAAACCACCATCAAAAGTAGATTCTGTATTTGATTGAGTTCCATCATAGGTACCATCATATACTGCTGGTTGACCTGATTCTAAAAGAATGTCTCCATTGTCATCATGCGATATATAAGTTGATGATGATTCGTCTGATACATTATTCACCACACCTATAACGGTTCCTGTATATTCTGTTAAACCGTCACGGTCTATAAACGTGACTGTAGAACCTTGTGTAAATTCACCTATGTGATTGTCTGTAATCTCGATTGAATACTTTCTATCCTCAACAGAATCTACAAATACATTTTCTACTACTGATTCTGCTTCTACTGTTTTGGTTCCACTTGTATATTGTATTATTCTATCTGTTGCTTGTGGAGGTGCAGAGTTCACTTGAACTCTCATTCTTCTTACTTGACTATAATCAGATTCGTTAAGATAGATTGTTTCGTTATCGGGATATCTAATTGTTGCATCTTGACCGTACAACAATCTCATTAAGAACTGAACAGACTCTGCAGTTCCTTTTGTTTGATATAAATCTTTAATGTGTTTGATTGTTAACCTACGGTCAACAGTAGAACCTATGTCTAATGATGGTATGAAATCATTTTGGAAGTATTGTAAAAATTCTTCTGAGGTTCTATCGATATCAGAGTAGTCTAATAGTTTATTACTTGCAAGAACAGAGTTCTGTTTGAAGTTTCCGACTACACCTGTTTGTTTTGATTCTCTACCAGTAATAGTTTCACCTTTTAGGAAACCATTTCCTGATATAGTATCAACATAAATCTTGTTATCAATTACAATGTCTATTCTTGCAACTGATTTAGATTTACTACCAACTATGAACTCACCTTTTGTAAAAGGAGATGCATTTAGTGTTGGATTTAAAACTGATTGTTCTGTAATAATTTTAGACGACTCTGAAGTCGGTGAAAAACTGGTATCGGATTCCAATAATAGGTCTCCGATACCATCTTCCAAACTTAAATTATCAAGAACTGATTGCGAAGATAATGTAATTATCTCTGCTTCTAAGTATTCGAAATATGATTTCAGAAAGGCCTCAAGTGCAGGACTTTCCTCTCTTACAAATTCAGGTAAGAGATTTGGAAGTCTTGAACTTAGACTATCTGTTGCATATTCCTTCATATTCTATCTTACTGTACTGTTGCACCGAAAACAGAAATTGGGTACCAGTTTGAACCGTCCCAAATACAAATCACAGCTTCACCTTGTGCATCTAGTACAATCTCAGTACCTGAAGTTGAAGAATAACCCCAACTTGTCACTTCGATATTTGCACTATATGAACTTGCAGGTTCAGTTTTTGCATAAATGATTTTAATTTGACCAACATCTGTTCCGTCATCCAATGTAAATGAAACTGACCCAGTCCATGCAGAACCGTCAATCGCAGAAACGAATGATGATGCAAGGTTTGATGCAGTTGCAGTTAATGTAGTAATATCGTTTACTGCTAAATGAGTAGGGATATTTTCAAACAACTGACCAATGGTCATTTTTTTATTTACTGGTGTACCGCCAGGATTGTCAACGATATGCAATAAATCATCAGCACCGATTTCTGAATCTGATACTGCTGTTAAAGCACTAATTTTTTTATCTGCCATTTTTTTCTCCTATAAAATCCAAATAAATGGGAAACTACTCGGGGGACTCCCGACCACTTTCTTCATAACGATTAATAACTACTGGAGGAGGTTGATGTATAACCAACTCCAGCACTCGATTCACCACTTGCGATGGTGTCTATTTCACCTTTCACCGTAATAGATTGTTGGTCAATATCAACTAGATTACCTCTAGTTGCAACCACATCCAAACTATTAGGGATAACGGTAAAGTCAATCGTACTATCTACATTCACCACTGAGGTGAAGAAGATAGAGTTGATTGATATTTTTCCAGTTGCATAATCTACAGTACCTGCAGAATTATCCTGATAGATTCTTGTTGACCCCGATAGATAGTATCTTCTTAGATTACCATTACCGTCATCATCGAAATACTGAGTATTTACTGAATCTCCTGAAACTTTGAAACCAGTGGTGACTATAATACCACCACCCATTTTATTATGACCCACGTGAGGGTTGAAGAGTCCGTTTCCAAACTCAACAGTCACACCTCTTGCAGTGTCTGTAAAAACTTTTTGTGATTTTTTCAATCTTATGTTTGTTGTATTAGATAAGATTGCATCGTTTGATTCATCTATAGTCTTAATTAGATTTGAATGTCTAAAGATAGAATCAAAATTACTTAAATTCTGATTATCAAAAGTATTAATTGCATTAATTACAACTGTTTCTAATTCACCTTTTGATAAAGTTGTTGCGTTTGCATTGTATTTAAATGTTGAAGATATAAGTATCTTAATAATTTCGGGGTCGACAATAGTTGGTCTTACTGTTAACATGTTCAATGCATTTAGTTTTCTGACCACTTCTTTCTTTTCTGTATCGGATAAGTAATCAGAGTTTTTAGGTTTAAGTGCAACAAAGATTTTACCATACTCAGGTGGGTTGTTATCTTCACCACCCCACACTGCAACTGCATCTGCATTTGGATAATATTCTGATACTTTTGCTTTATAGTCGTTAAGTGTCACTAGTCTGTTTTGTGAAGTGTAGAATTTGTTTGCTTTAAATTTGATAGACTCTATTGATTCTTTTTCTGCACCACCTTGTGCAATTGAAGTTGCAACTACTTGAGTATTTGAAAATCCGTTAATCGCATTAATCATTGAAAAGGTTCGAGCACCATTTGCATGAGTTGGGTCTATTACGATATATGTGACCGTAATAATATCACCGTCTAATAACTGTTGACCTAATACACCATCACCAAAATAGATTTCTCTAAACCCGTCTTCGTTCTCTTGTTCATAGAACACTTTAGATTTTGTTGAAATATTAGATATGTTAGTTGACAATGCATAAGTTAAAGTCACACCATTTGAATTTACTGAAACTTGTATTCTTGATTTATCAACTCTTTTGTTAGTGAGTACAAACTTCGGATTAGGAAGTTGTGTGTCATAAACAAAAGTATCTGATGCATAAGTACCTTGTACTAATTGTACGTTGTTGTAGATATAGGTGTCTCCACTTTGTGTTGGTTTGATTGTTGTAGGAACTATGAAATCATATGTAGTCCCATCAAAAGTAGATTGAAATAGTGAACCTCTGTTTAATGACATTTCAGTTGTTGTTGGATATGTGTCATCAGGATTTTTTACACTACTAAGTGTAATATCTACAATTGCAGTTGCACCTGTTTCTGATTGAGGAACAAACCCTAAATCTTTTGCACGGGAAACAACGTTCTTTCTAATTTGTGCAGAATCTAAGAATAATTCAGAAGCTGCAATGTTTGTGTTTACTGCACCTATGTGTGATGCATATGCAAGTAAGTCTACCAATATGGACATAGAAGAACCATCAAAGTCATAGTCTTTAAATTGGTCTTGTCCTTTTAGATAGTTTCTAAGATTTAAAGAAATATCTTCAAAATCTAAATCTGTAATATTTAATTGTGAACTTTTAACTGCCATTATCGTGTCCTTGTAAGTACATATTCTAATTCTTCTGTTTCTAAACTGTTTATAACTTTAAAACTTATCTGCATACTCAGTTCATTACGATTCACTTCGTTTAATATTACCTTTACATTTCTTACTCTAGGTTCGTGAATTTCTATCTGACGTGCAATATCAGTTGCAACACGTCCTTTTCCAAATACAGATGTATCTAACTCAAACAATTTGTTTCTTAAATTTACACCAAAATTAGGTTTAAATGGTCTCTCGTATGAATTAGTAGAAACTATATTTCTTACTGACCTTTTTACTGCATCAACATCGGTCTTTCTTGTAATATCACCCGTGATTGGGTGTGGTGTAAATGAAAGATTCAAATCTGAATAGATATTTTCAGAGGAAACTGTTTTTCCGTTGTTTACATATTCAGTCATAATACTATTTATACAGTTGCAGGAACTTTTATATCAATTGATTGTGGAAAACCTATAAGTTTTAGTAAGTCACAAAATGTTAAACTCACAAAATCAAATATCTTACCCAAACCTATTGCTTTAAAAAACTTTTCTACAACCTTTGTCCATTCCATTAGTAGTTTCTTCTTCCAGTTAATCTTAAAGTCTCTAAAGTCTGCAATCATTTCGTTGATTTTGTCTTCTAATGATTGTACACTTAAGTTTACTCCACCACCTGTGATTTTAGATATATCAAATCCTGCAATACTTAAGTTTTCAAGTTTCTCTTTGATATACTCTCTGTATTCTTTAGACTTCTCATCGTACTTTGATTTTGCATCTTCTTTTATTTGTCTAATCTTTGCCTCTAAATCGAATTCGAATGCAGTCGGTAGTTTAGGAAGTCCTAGTGAATCCCATATCTCTTTGAATTTACCAATGAGTTTATCTGCTAACTTAAAAATAGAATTGGTTGCATAATCCATGATTTCACTTTTGATGTATTTCCAAGTTGCTTTTGCTTTCCACTCATCACACTCTACACCAAACTCTCCATCAAAAACTTTGTATTCATCAGGAAGTAATGCATAGAACTTATCAATGTCTTCTGCAATTTGGTCTTTAATACTTTGTTGTTCTTCTTTTGTAAGTATTCTTAATATGTCTATTTCTAATCCTAGAATAGTGACGTTGAATTCTACTGGAATGATTTTACTAATCAACTCCATAATCTTTACAGGCACATAGATATGAAACTCTTGCAACATTTCTTCGACTGCTTCTCTTGCCTCTTTACCCCAATTACGAACTGTACCTTTCTCCCAATAGGGTGATGATATGTCTGCAAGTTTGTCCATAAATGCATCTACATCTTTAATAACCTTTTCAATATCTTTTTTTGCATCTTCAGTTATCTCGTCTTTCTTTTCTACAAGATATATTCTTAAATCTTTTTTGATGTCACCTATCTTTGCGATAGATTCGGATAAATCTTTTTTAGTCGGTAGATTGATTACAGTACCATCAGGACATGGAAACGAATTTGGTATTGGTGGTAATGTAAGTGCCATTATGAATTAAGTTTTATATTTGGTGCAACCAAAGAAAGGTTTCCGACTGAAACGATATCAGTTGTTCCTTGAACATCGATATCTGCATTACCACCAATATCTAGTTTTGCATCTCCTAGTATTTTAATATTTACTTTACCACCAACATAGAGTTCGTTATCTTTACACACTATAGTGTAATTATCATTTACAACTCTAGTCACCTGACTTCCATCAGGATGAATTTCATGGAATGTTCCTGACCTATGTTCAACTGCAATTCTTTCTGCATCTCTAGTATCATCGATTTCTATTATGTGACCTGATTCAGATTCTAGTACTTTGTTGTATGGATAAACTGGTTTTGCGTTTGACTTGATACCGTTTGCACTACTAGTGTCTCTCGAAGTGTAATCCTCTTCACCTCTTGCATACTTTGATATATCTGATTCATCAACATAGAGAGGATAATGAGGTAAGTCTTTTTCAGTAAGTGTTGGGTTTGTGATAGTAGAACCTTTACCGTCATATTTTATTTCTACTTTTTCAGGTTTGATAGGTGCAGTATCTAAACCATGTTCCAATCCAAAAGGTCTTTTAGTTTCAGGTGGATTCGCACCATCAGGTGTTGATGTATATGCACTTTTTGTTAAACGTCTCGGGTCACTAAAACCTTCATCGGGTGTTCTCTTTTTAAGTTCATCCTTTTCGTTTTCTAAATACCCGTCTGCAGGAATACCTGCAACTGACCCTAAGACAATAAAGTCTTGCATATCAGTTTCGTCTCTAAAGAAACCTACAACTGTAGAACCTTCAACTAAACCATGTTGTGTTCCAAATCCTGAAAGTCCTGCAGAAGTTGTTGGAAGAATTACCTGAGACCATGGAAGGTCGGGTGTTGCAATTAACGATTTGTTTTCTGTATGTAAACCATAGATACGAACTCTTACTCTTCCTATTTCAAGAGGGTCATTTCTATCCTCGACTATTCCGTAATAATGCATCATGTTGTTGTCATCTCTTTTATCAATTCTGCAGTATCTACACTTCCACTAATTACTCTACTTTCTTTTGAACATTCTAGATTTGTAGTTCCCACCATATCAATTGCATTTATATGTGTTGCAAGAGAAATAATTAGATAAGTTGAATCTTCTTGCACTTTTGGAGAATTTTCCACTGCAACTTGTCCTAAAGGTAGTCCTAGTTTTATTTTTTGACCAACCTGCACTTCTGTTTGTAGTGGAACCATTACCTCTATACGATTTTGTTGAAGTATACCCATCAACGAGTGTCTTTCTAAACGACTATTATCTATATTTTTTATTCCTTCAAAAATTTCAGTATCTGATAATTTTTTTGCATTATCAAATGCATGAGTTGTTGTGTAATCGTTCAAAATAGTTGTGTTAAATTTTCTCTTTGCAAAAGGTTTTTCTCCATAGCGACCTGTATCTTCTTCTGAAGATACAAGAGGTTTAATTTCAGAGCCTTGCGTTTCTGAATCTATAGTATTTTTACTTATCTCATTCCTTCGAGATGCAGTATCTTTAATATCATAGACATTTATTTCTTCTATTTTTCTAATAGGGTCGTATACCTTTAACATTGAAGAATATGTACCAGTAGAAGTACCGTGTAGTGTATCAAATTCCTGAGGCTTTGATGTTTGTAAAATTGTTCTGTTCTTTTCTTCTTCAGATATTTGATTATTATTAACTTTAATATTATGTGAAAAGATGTATGGATACGTTTCTTCTAACATAGAATCCATAGACTTAAAGTGATATTGTCCATCTAAAGTTTGATAAAAAAACATAGAGTTTTTATAACTATTCTTTTTTAAGGGATTTGCATTATTTACCACCCAATCAAGTGTTTTGTTTATAGACCAATTAGGCACTATGAATTGATGTTTATCACCTTCAGTCTCTTCTATGTTTTGTACATCTTCTGATATTTCTAAATCTGTAAATAGAGATTCAATCATTTGTTTATGTGAACCTCTAAGAGTTTTACTTATTCTTTCTTCCTTAGTTCTAAATGCGTTAGGTTCACAAAAGAATATATTGTATCCCTGTAAGACATCAGATTCTTTTTGTCTTGAAACGTTTGTTATTTTATAAATTCTAAACTTTCTTTCAATTACTTCTTCTTTCCCACTTTCTGTTTTATATGGTAATCTATATTTTATAGTAAGAAGTTCTTGACCAGTTAAAGATAAATTCTTAATTAAATGTCTTGCATCAATTACTAACATTTTTCCAGTAGTGTGTTTACTGTAGATACTTTCGTACAATGATATACTATTTACAAGAAGTTGAATATCTATTTTATCGTCTTCTTGACTTTGGTATTGAATCGAAACCTCTTCTAGTTTGACTTTACCATATTCTTGATGGTTTACTGTTTTCATATCAAATTGACATTAGTCTTTCAAATTCATTAATAACTCTAGATATTGAACTTGGTTTTACAATTTTAATTTTTCTCTTTTCTTCGTTTTTGTTGAACTCGTTCTGCCACAATGATACACTACTAAATCCACTGGTTGGTACATTAGTTTTAATACCCTCTGAGTTTTCATAGTGTACTATAACATCTCTAGGTTCTATAACACTTACGATTTGTGAAGATTTATTTAAACCAACTAGTGTTTCTCCAGCTTCCCATAGACCTCTTTCAACTCTGACTCTTTTATTTAATGGGTCAACTTCTAAAATGTGTCCTGTTCCTTTTGCAGTTGTGACTTTTTCACCTAATATATATTTTCTTGTATTAAGTAAATTTCCCTGACTATCGTAATTTGGATATTGCACCACATCTTCAGTTGTTGCAAATGTTAAGTATTGTCCTTTGTAATACGAATCTATATGTTGTTCAAATGACTCTGAACTCATGAACCAATCATAATAATTTTCTATATCATTTACTAAGAAAAGAACCCAATGCAAATCACCATCTCCATAAAGTTTAGATGCAACTACATCGGGTCTATCACCTTCTGATAATTCATAATATTCATATTCAACAACTTTAGACATATTGAAAGATGATATTCTTGCTTTTCTAAAGAAGTCTTTTATCGTGACTAACCTACCATCTGATAATCTATATGGAATAGTAGGAAAATTTTCAAATAATTTATTTGCCATTTTTACCCTCCACCAAACGGTATATTACCACTGAAACCACCACGATTTCCTGATGGTAATGCTGATGGTAGTGTCACTACTGGAACTTCTCCATCTACACTTTCTCCACCTTCTGCACTTTCTCCTTCCACTGAAGATGATTTTGCAAATGAAGATACACTACTTTCATATATTTGTTTAGACATAATTGCATTTTCTTGGAAACTTAGTGTCATATCTATTATTAAAGGTGTACCATCTACAAATGTTTCCATTTTACCACCACCATTATATGTGACATTACATGCAGTTAAAAATGCAGGTAAAAACCCGTCTACCTTGTCTGCGATTGGGCCGACATATTCAATACTAAATATGTTAGGAATATTAAAATAGTTTTGAGTAAATTCATCTGCACTATTAGTTGTAGTTGAAGGGTCAACTTCTTTTTCAGCAGAATCAAGTAAAAATGTATCAGGCAACATTGATTTCTTAAGTTCAAATATTATTTCTCTAACTTTATCTGCTTCTAGTTGACTATTTGGTCTAAATTGAAATTGCATATCAAATGTTCTAAATGTCATACCGTCAAACATAGTTTCTAATTGAGGATTAAACACTCTATCCTTAGAAAAGTCTCTAGTATTTAAAAAAAGTCTATTCACTGCTTTTGCCATTTGTTCATCAAACTCAGCACCAAGTGCTTGACTGAATTTTGCTTCTGCATCCATCAATCCTCTTGCAACGTTTCCAAATTCTAAATTTTTATAACTAACACTTGGCGCATTATCTTGTATGTTTGGTGCATATAGGTAGATATGTGTAGTGTTATTATCTCCTGTACCTCTTCTCTTTTTTCTAGGGTTAATAGTAAAATGAACATAGTTTTCAACTGTATAATCTACAGGATAGATTAATTCTTTATTTTCAAACGTTTGAGGAGTTCTTTTAGATTCTTGTCTAGATAATGCAGTTGAATTTGAACTACTTTCTTTAAGTGCCTTTGCTCTTGTTGCAAGATTAGTTTGATATTCTAATGAATCCTGTTCAAACTTACTAACGTCTGACTGATATCCTGTTCCAAAAATCTTACTTGAGATTCCTTTTACAGATTTGATTGCAGTTGTTGCTTGATTGATTTTTGATAATAATTTGTTTACAGATGACATGTATAAATACCTTTAAATTACTTATTTATTATCTATTTATGTCATACAGTGGTAAGTTCAAACCGAAGAACTATAAAAAATACAAAGGAGACCCTACTAAAATCTTTTATCGT